CCTGTTTAGTTTCATGATAGGCTCTCAACGCCTTAGCACCCAGTATAGGTTCAGCAAATGTATCTATATCAAATACAGTTTGTTTATTAAACCAGTCAATTCTACCTTGCCATGTCATTTTGTCATGACCTGCATGATTAGCTATAGCAATCTTTAGATTAGACAGGTTAGTAACTGATTGTTTATTATGTAGAGATATCATAGACTTACCATATTCATTAGATTGAATATTTAGGTCATAACCTGAAGAGTAAGATCTACCTCTCTTGTCATACCTCCATACAAAGTAGAAGGGTTGACCCAGTGACTCTGTAACAACACCATCAAACTGTGCTATGTCCATATTTTCATTAGGATTCTCATGATTGACGTAGGTAGGTATATCTATAGTCCAAGGTATATCTTGCATTAGATTTAATACATCATAGGCCTGTTGACCATAGTGGTGATTACCTTTACCTAGGATGATAGACTTACGCTCCCATAACCAGCCTCCATCTGTATTAGATATCCAGTCATTAGGTTTCTGTTGCATAGGCGGTAAGTATTGTAGGTTATCAATCATGTCTCTAGTGTTACTATCTATTTGTAATTTAGGAATGATATCAGTACCATCAGGAGATAGCTCGATATCGAATAACTCTCCATGTGTTAAAGATAACAACTCAGCCCCCGTCTTAACAGCATCTAGTGGATTCTTATAACCTAATACAATACCTAACTCAGTCGCTGGCCCTTGTATAGGTTTAATAGTATCCGATGATAAGATGATAGTTAGTATGTTGTTTACTATCTCTTCATCAGATGGTAGAGATTTAACTCTCTTCTGTTTAGATTCATAGTAGTTGCCAGATTTGTAGGATCTAACGGCCCATATCATGTCGTAGTATAGAGAAGAAGTAATATCATCTAAGATATTAGTTAGTATGATATTAGATTTCATTCTCTTTGAATAATTTAGTTCTATGTGTAATTGTTTGTTCATTACTATCCCCAATATTTTTAATAGTTTTGTGTTTATGTTTTCTATGTACTATCCAGACCAATAATAAAATAATAAATCATCAAATGTATAAGTAATACAAGTGATGAAATGTTATTGTTACAGGTTATCGATTAGTGCGTCTGCTTCATCTGCATTCATAGGTAGAGCGATATCTTCTACAGTGATTGTTGATAAGTCTTTCTCTAATGCCATTACATATTCAGTTTGTTCTTCAGATGTAGACTCATCATCTAAGTCATTTTCATAGAAGTTAATGAATCCAAATGTTGAAGTGTTAGTAGATAACTTAAAGTTTACATAACCTTTAGAGTTTTCACGTGTTACCTCAATGTCTGCTTTCTGAATAATCTTTAATACCTGAGCAGTCGTGATGTGATTGAATGCTTTGTTGGGATTAAATTGTACTCGTTCATCTTCGTTTAGAGCGATGCTGAAAGTAATGTTGATTGGTGTAGCAGTCTTATTGCTAGATCTTTTCTTTTTAATTAGTGGCATATTGCCTCCTTTATGATGTTATCTTGGAAATAGGAAACTAAACAATAGATAACGTAAATGTTTAGTTGTTTGGAAAAGTGAAGTCAGTTTTATATCTTAACTAGGATATTGCTAGCAGTTAACGCCAGCGATTTACCAACTGTTAGGTTGGTTTGTTAGATTAATAGAGAGAATAGACGGTGTATGCATATAGTCCAATTACAAGTAAAGCAAATGCAATAAATGTATTGATGATAATATTCATACGTCTTAGGATGCCGTGGTTATTCATAATGGTTTTTCCATTTAGTTACCACTTTGTTAATAAAAGTTTCATTTTGTTTGTAACTTCTATTTCTTGCAACCCAGTCTACGATGTCTTCATAAGTTGGATTGTTTTCTAATATGAATGCAATGTAGTTATCGGTATCACTTGTATACTTTACGCTAAAGCTCATGATTTCTTCCTAGTCTTTTTAATCTTCTTAGTTACCTTATTTTTCTTAGGTTTTGGTAACATGCCATGTTCTTTTCTGAACTGCTTGAGATTGTATTCTGATTCAACTAATGCCATCTCAACTGATTCATCTAGTGCTGTGTTTACTAGTTTGAATGATTGTCGTGAGGTATGTTTAAGCCCGTCATCACCTACAAATGATGATACAAGTTCTGCTGAATCTTCTATAGTTTTACCTATTGCTGCTATTGTGTTACCGAATACTTTAAATATTTTCATGCGTTTCTCCTTTAGTTATAAGATTTATAGTTTAGTGCTAATCGTAAAAGGCACCGACAACGCGGCAGCGTGCCGAGTCATCTTTCGTTCATGCTTACTATCTAGGTGTTGGGTGTGCTCTTGTGTGCTCTTGATAAAAAAATAAGGAGATGACCACCTTTAGGTGATCATCTTGTTATTTCTTTTATAGAGACTGAAGATACTCTAGAGTAGATTGAGTCTCAGAAGCGTCAGCATCTTTGCGTCTGCTTGCAGACCAAATGATGGTGCCAGAGTTTAGCACGTTTACTGCTAAGCTCTCAGCTTCGTTGAATTCGTCTTGTGTTTTAAACTGCTTGCTGTTTAAATTACAGAAGGCGAAAGTATCTCCATTAGGCAGGTTTCCTGCAATGGTTAGACTTTTGTCGAATTGTTGCTTCTTTTTGTTTGGCATAATAATCTCCGATTGTTGTGACTTAACAAAATGTTAAGCCTCTAATGCGGCAGCATGAGTGGTAGTAAATAAAAAAAGATAGTTTTTTAATTTACATAGGGGGGGCAGTACCGCCTTTTGTACCACCCACCGTAAGTTTATCTACTTCCATACCTAAAATTAAAAAATAATATATCGTATATTAGAAAAAGCTAATGTACTACTAATCCCTCTCTTCCTATACGAACATCCGTCCCGCGCCAAGAAAGCTTCAGCTTTCGCAGGATGGGGGAAAGGATGTGAGTATATATAATATGTTTTTATACCGCTCTATCCACCCAACTTACCGGCAGCTAAAGCTGCCTCTGTTGGGTAGATATCGCTGGGGGTAGGTAGGGGAGCTAACGCTCCTGGTCACTACGTTCCCTAATATATATAAAGGAGATGGCTGTAACCCGCATTCCTATCAAGGATTTGTTACACGGAGGATGTAACTCCACATACCACGAACAATGTAACTTATAAAAAAAGATGGAGTAACAGTTACATCTTTATAGTAAGTATGTATAATCGGGCTCATGAGGAAACAATACGAGCAAGCATGTATGGATATCAGGAATATAGATGGTCAGGATACTATCGATTTATTATTAGCTATGCCTAAGCTATCAAGTAGGATATGGAAACATTTATTTGATCACAGGGATTTAGATGGGCATGTTGCTACAACACAGAAAGAGGTAGCTGCTGAGTTGGGGGTTGCACCTCAACATATCAGTACTTCTTTTAAATATCTTTTAGAAAATGATCATGTGCAACGGAATGGGATACACTTCTATATTAATCCGTATCACTGGTGGTATGGTGAGGATCACCGTAAACAGACAGCTAGAACTGAGTGGGATAAACGTAAGGAGATATGTGGAACTAACAACAACAAATAATACGGATGTACTGACTAAGGAACAATTACAAGGATGTGTGCCTAAGAAGTTTAGACATAACGTTACTGAAGAGATTGTACAGTTTGTTAATGCTACTGAGGATGATGACTTCAGGGAGGCGTTTAAAGCTAATTTACTTGGATTTGCCGATGTTATTGGCACTGGTAAGTTCAAGATGCAAGACTATGTTAATGCGGTTAAGTTTGTTAGTTATAAGCTACTGGGAGATCCTAATACTATTGCTTATGCTAAGACGTTTCCGGATAGATACCAGAGATTATTAAATAAAAACACACCTACTAAACAAATCTCCAGCTTTTCTACTGCGTATAACAGAGGGGACTTGGTAAATAAGATTTTAGAGAGGACGCTGGTTCCTGTTCATATTCTTAATATGGATATACATCAGGAAGCCATCAATACACAGGCTGAGCTTATGAGGACAGCTAAATCAGAGACAGTTAGACAGAAGGCAGCTGAGTGCTTGATTATGCAATTAAAAGCTCCAGAAACGGCTAAGATTGAAGTTGACATTAGTTACTCTAATGACTCTATTGATGAGCTTAGGGAAACTACCCGGGCCCTGGCGCAGCAGCAACTTAAGTTAATTAAGAGCGGAGTTGTAACAGCTGAATATATTGCACACTCTGATATCATAGGGCGAAAAAAGGAATCCGTTGAAACGGAGTACGAAGAGGCATGATTACCGGGTTACTGGTTATGGTAGGGGTTTACTTGGTAGTGGGGAGTGTAATATTATTAATAATGTGGAGAATGAGATGATACATTGTATGAATGATTGTTTAGGTAAGTTAAAAGCTATTAAGTTAATGGCACAGGTAGGTATTAATGAATCTAGTGACCAGCCAGAGAGGAACAGATTTGAGCAGATATCTATGGAGGTTTGCTATCTTATTGTAGAAGCTGAACATGATGACGATAAACGTGTTGAACAGCTACGGACATACAGAAAATAATGCAAGTATTAGTTAAAAAGACAGTTGATGAGTGGCTAAATGAGATTAACTATGATGTAGATCCTAGTTATGTACCTAGTGAGTTTGCTTTAGAGTTTGTCAGCTTTATTAAGTTAGTTAATGGTGAGAAAGGTGAGGAAAATAAAACACCAGTAATACACTACAAGATGTTAGATAACATCACTGGGAAGAGACAGAATACAGTTAATATGTGTTCTAGAGGATTAGCTAAAACTACTATTATGTCTGAGTATCTAATCTTATACTTAGCTGTTTATGGCTCCATTCCAGGGTTTGGAGACGTAGACTACGGTTTATACGTTTCTGACTCAATTGAAAATGGTGTAAAGAAAATGAGGCTGCGTTTAGAGCGTAGATGCCAACATAGTGAGTTTTTATTACAATATTTAGATAAATATAAGTTTACTGACATTAGATGGTACTTTAAGAACAAACAAGGCAAAGAGTTAGTTATTACAGGCCATGGTGCTAAAACTGGTGTTCGTGGTACCGTAGAGCTGAATACTAGACCGCAATTAGCAATGTTAGATGATTTATTGTCAGATGATGATGCTAGATCACCTACTATTATCGAAAGTGTAGAGAATACTGTCTATAGCGCTATTGACTATGCATTACACCCAGCTAAACGTAAAGTTATCTGGTCTGGGACACCTTTTAACGCTAAAGATCCACTTTACAAGGCAGTAGAGTCTGGAGTGTGGTATGTGTCTGTTTATCCTGTATGTGAGAAGTTTCCAGTAAAAAGAAAGGATTTTAAAGGTGCCTGGGAGGACAGATTTAACTATGACTATGTAAATAGCCAATACCTTAAATCTAAAGGTGCAGGAAAATTAGACAGTTTTAACCAAGAGTTAATGCTCAGAATTATGTCTGAAGAAGAACGTCTGATCAAAGATGGTGACTTAACCTGGTATAAGCATGCTAATGTTAAAACTAATATGGGAGCATTTAACTTCTATATTACGACTGATTTCGCTACATCAGCTAAAGAAAGTGCTGATTTCAGTACAATTAACGTATGGGCTTATAATAATAATGGCGATTGGCTATGGGTAGATGGCTTTTGTAAGCAGGCATTAATGAATGAGTCTATTGATGAATTATTTAAGTTAGCTCAAAAATATCGCCCACAGGAAGTAGGTGTGGAGGTAACTGGACAGCAGGGAGGTTTTATTGCATGGATCCAGAATGAGATGATGAATCGTAATATTTACTTTACGCTTGCAGCTGGACGAGGTAAGACTTCACCCGGGATACGTCCTAATAAAGATAAGATGAGTAGGTTTCAGCAGACTGCAGTACCTCTATTTAAATCAGGTAAGATATGGTTTCCTGAGGAGCTAAAAGATTCCGTAGAGTTAGCTGAGATGATGAATGAAATATCTCTAGCAACAGTTAAAGGTTTTAAGTCTAAGCATGATGACCAGATAGATAATATCTCTATGCTAGGTGAGTTTAATGCATGGAAGCCAAGTGAGGTGTCTACAAAT